GCGAGCAGTCTAACACGAACCTCCGAGAAATGTCAAGGGGGCGGCGATAAGTTTTACCAGGGATTGACAACACAAAAATATCAGTGTTTCTTATAAATACTGATTGGAAGATTGACAATATCGCTCCGGCAGTCTATACTAGTAAAGTCACACCACCAGGACACCACTTATGTCAGTCGCTATCAGTCAGGCACAGAAACAACGTTACAGAATCACCCTGGATTTAGAGGTGATGGAAGACTTCAACCCACATAATATTGATTGGGAGACTCTCTTTGAACTGGAGGGAAATGAGCAGTTGATTGACAGTTACGTAGAGGACCTGAGTAATCCTGTCCGGTGGTAGTTTGATGGCAGTTACTGACAGTTAGTCTCAGGGCAGTTAGTATCACTTAGCAGTCTTATAACACGGGGGTTGACAACAGCGATCCTCCGTGATATGATGAGGGGTGATATCACAGTTGTTTTGTTTTATGGGGGCGTATATAAAAACCGCATACTACCCTAACCTACAGAGGTGACAATTCGACTTAGATATATAAAACAAAAATAATTTTCCGCGCCCAAAAAAAATTCCCGGAGGTAAAAAACCAATGGAAAAGGTTTACCACATCTATGCAAAAGAAGAGTGTATATACAACAATCTAACTGAGTTACAATTTAATAAAACATGGAATGCCCTCAATGGTATGGTTGGTCTAATGAAGACTGATTATACCTTTGAGGATTTATCATATGAGGAAGTAATTCGGCACCATGGAGGTTGTGGTGCGGGTTCCTCTACAGAACCTCTAGGAGACGAATCATATTGACAGACTACATAATCACTGATATAATTGAACTGAAGTAATTTCAAAAACATGGCAAAAGGATTTACTGTAAAGGCAAATGCGCCCAAGAAGACTCAGACACCTGAGTGGGACATTGCGGCTATTAAGGAAAGGATGAAAGGAAAGACGATTGTATTTTGTCTTCCTGGACGAGGATGTTCTTTTATCTTCTTAAAGAACTTCGTACAACTGTGCTTTGACATGGTACAGAATGGTATGAGTATTCAGATTAGTCAAGACTACTCATCAATGGTTAACTTTGCACGTTGTAAGTGTTTAGGTGCAAATGTCCTACGTGGTCCTAAGCAGATTCCTTGGGATGGAAAGTTACAATATGATTATCAACTGTGGATTGACTCAGATATCGTATTCGATACAAATAAGTTTTGGCAACTCTGCGATCTTGCTGTTCCTGCAGAAGGTGCAGAGAAGGAGATTACTTCTGGATGGTATGCCACTGAAGATGGACACACAACTTCAGTTGCTCACTGGTTAGAGGAAGAAGAGTTCCGCACTAATGGTGGAGTGATGAATCACGAAACTGTCGATTCCATTCAGAAGCGTAAGAAACCATTTACAGTTGATTACACTGGATTTGGATGGGTATTAGTGAAGAAGGGAGTCTTTGAGAATCTAGAGTATCCTTGGTTTGCTCCTAAGATGCAAGTCTTTGAGAGTGGGAATGTACAGGACATGTGTGGTGAGGATGTCTCATTCTGTCTTGATGCAAAGGAAGCTGGATTTGATATCTGGTGCGATCCTCGTATCAGAGTTGGTCACGAAAAAACTCGCGTAATCTAAGAGGTACTCAGTTATGATGATGAAAGGCGGTACTTACGTTAAAGGTAAGCCGAAAAAAACTCGTCAAGGTAAGTCACAATATACTTTGCTATCCGCGACTTCTCGCAACAAAGCAAAAAAGCGTTATCGTGGGCAGGGTAAATAGGACAGATACATTAATACATAATGGCTGCTCTTATTTGCAACCTCCCCTCGGTAGAGGTCTGGGTACGTAAAGAATATTTGACTGATCACCAAAGTGGTCATGGCGAATTTGTGAAAGGCGTCTGGGTATCGTGTAAGTCGATACCTGGGCGCACTTTTTATTTTGAAACATATTTACCTGAATATGCAGCAATGTACGATAAACTACCGATTAGTGCATTTGTTTCATCACCTGAAACACCAAGTCCTGATATGAATCTACCCAACCTACAGTTTTGGAACTGTATGGACTATGGTGTAGTTGCCATTACAAAACAATTCATTGGTTCGATGGACTATGAATTGTATACTCGCGACTTTGGTATTCAAAAAGGTACATATATTTGTACTATAGATAACTATCATCAAGATCCTGAAGTAGTTGACTATGCTACAAGTGAAAATCCCGCAGAGCATAAGTCACATAATCTAATTGAATTAGAGAATGGACAATATGCACTGTATCCAAACAATAGAATGCGTATCTTTGATAACAGTTTGACACCTGTCGAACCAAAAATGCCTGACTTTAAGGTATCAACTCAATATTATCAAGTTGAAAATGGATTTGAGCGTCTCGGTATGGGTCGTGAAGATGAATATTTTTGGAAAACTGCTAAAGAACGTGAAGAATCACCCAACAAAGAGGAAAACACCGATGTCTGATGAACTTTATCCGAATAGAAATAAAGATTTTATGCGTGAAGTATGGGGAACAACGAGTTTAACCTCTGATTATTGGTCATTACCCGTTAAAAAAGTACTTCAAGAGATTGAAAACGACGACTTGACCGCAAAAAAGGACAATTTGGACGTTGAGGGTGAAATTTTTGATCCTAATCCTTAATAAATAAAATATAATCGCTATATTCGTGTGCCGATCCAACGGGTAAGTCAAGGTTTTAAAGATGTAAGCATGACTTTTCAGAGAAACCCTCTGAATGATGATCTTGTAACGCTTAAAAACCAGACTGCAATTGCCCGTTCAGTAAAAAATATCGTATTTACGCAACCTGGAGAGAAATTTTTTGATGAGGACTTTGGTTCTCGCGTCTCCAGGTTTTTATTTGAGAATATTAACCCTGTCACTGCTTCTAATATTAGAGACGAGATAGTTCAATCTATTTTGAACTACGAACCAAGAGTTAAATTGTCAGATGTATTTGTTATTCCAGATTATGACGGAAATATAATGAATGTAGCAATAGTATACAGCATCATTGGTGCCGATATACCACCACAATCATTAGATTTCGTTTTGCAACCAACCAGGTAAAAAATGCCACTATCAAATTTCACTAACCTGGATTTTAATCAGGTTAAAACAACACTTAGAGAATATTTAAAGGAAAACTCTAGTTTTACAGACTATGATTTTGAAGGGTCTAACCTTTCTACAATTCTTGATGTTTTGGCATACAATACCTATATCACTTCATACAATGCAAATATGGTTGCAAATGAAGTTTTCATTGATAGTGCAACTTTAAGAGAAAATGTAGTTTCTTTAGCAAGAAATATTGGGTACACCCCAAAATCAAGGAAAGCTGCCCGTGCTACCATCACATTTTTTATTAACACTGGTGATCTTTCACCTGCACCATCAACAATTACCCTTCAAAAAGGAGTTGTAGCAAGTTCTTCTAGTTCTTTTGGTTCTCAATCGTTTGTTTTCTCAATTTTAGAGGATATTACGGTTCCTGTTGTCAACGATACAGCACAATTCAACAATATTCCCATTTATGAAGGTAATTTAGTAAGTTCTAACTTCACTTATAACGCAAGAAACCCAGAACAAAAGTTTATTCTGGATAATGTTGGTATTGATAGTGATTTAATGACAGTTTCTGTTAAACCAAACCAACAATCCTCTAGAAATGTAAAATATAGCATTCAAAACAGTTTATTTGATATTGATGGCGATTCAACAGTTTACTTTATTCAAGAAGTTGACGATGAAAGGTATCAAGTCATTTTTGGAGATGGTATTTTTGGTAAAAAACTTGAAGACTCTAATTTTATCACCGTAAGTTACATCACTTCTAGTGGAGATGCTGCAAACGGAGTCAATAACTTTAAATTCTCAGGAAGACTTCAATATAATCGCAATTCTGCTGATTATGTCGTTACTTCTGGCATTTCCGCACTCACAACAGGTATAACGGCATCTGGAGGTGAGTCAATTGAAGGTGTTGAATCGATTAAAAAGTTTGCACCTCGCATTTATGCCTCTCAAAATAGAGCCGTTAGTGCTAGTGACTATGAAATTTTAATTCCAAGTAAAATATATCCCGAAACTGACTCTATTTCTGTTTTTGGAGGAGAAGAAATGATTCCTCCTCAATACGGAAAGGTCTTTATTAGCATAAAACCACGAACAGGAGACTTTTTACCAAATTTAATTAAAGAAAATATAAAAACTAAACTTAAAAAGTATGCAGTTGCAGGGATTGTCCCAGAAATCCTTGATTTAAAGTATCTTTATATTGAAGTTGACTCAAAAATTTACTATAACACCAATTTAGCACCCTCTGGTGAGTATGTTTCTACTTTAGTTCAAGAAAATGTCGAATCTTATGCAGAATCTACTGAATTAAATAGATATGGTGCAAGATTTAAGTATAGTAAATTCTTAAAAGTGATTGATGAGAGCGATGCTGCCATTACATCCAATATCACAACTCTACAAATGAGAAGAGATATGAGAGCAGTATTAAATAGTTTTGCAGAGTACCAAATTGGGTTTGGTAATGAATTTTATATTAAAAGCATGAGTGGATATAATATTAAATCTACTTCATTCCGTATAAGTGGTATTGCTTCAGATATTTACTTATCCGATATTCCAAATTCTAATAGATTAA